TGCCAGATCTCCGCTTACGACTTTTTCGAAACCGGCCCGTTGCGCCATGCGGGATGCATGAGCTTCGGCTTTGCTGCGGGCGGCTGCCGCAATGCGGCGGCTGCGGGCGCGGGCTTCGCCGGCGCGCTGGCGACGAATTCGACGAAGCCAAAGCATCCGATCAGCAGCGCGCCGATCTCGGCTTCGACGTCGTAGAGACCATCACGCGGTGCGATAGTGACGCCGGCAACGCACGGATCGCCGGCGCCTGGAGGCGCTTTCAGTTTCATGGGAGGGAATTCTCAGCTTGAAATATCAAACTCGTCATTGCCGGACTTGATCCGACAATCCATGCGGCGGCGCGGCAGCATGGATGCGCGAGTCAAGCCCGCGCATGACGATGCGACTCGTTATCGTCAGGGTCGCGCCGCTACCCCGCGGCGATGTTGCTGATCACCGCCATCGATGGCGGGAAATAGTGCTGCAGCACCTCGTCGGCATAGACGCCGGACTCGTAGCGGCGGGCGCGCGGCGGCCACTCGATCTGATAGTAATCCTGCCGGGTACGAACCTGCATGACGTTGCCGATATTGGAGAGCGGATACGGCAAGGTGCGCGACGTCATCAGGATGGTGCCGGCCGGCATGTTGGGATGGATGCGGATGTCGAGCGTCTTCGGCCCCGCCATGGAGAACTTGTTGAGATAGCTGCGCACCATCACGCCGCCGCCGAGCGCGCCCTGATCGGCGTCGAACACGAAGCGCTGTGCCGCGTTGACCCCGCCGGCCAGGATCTTGGCCGAAAGGTTCTGCGCGACCTGCGACGACACCCACATCGTGTCGGGCGACAGCCGGTAATTGTCCCAGCGGTTCTTCAGCGCGGCGTCGACTTCGACGATGCCGCCTGAGCCGTCGCCGGTGAGCGTCGAGCCGGTGCCGGCGGTGCCGGTCGCGAGATAACTCACATAGGCGTTCGAGCCGGACTTGAAGGCCTGATACAGGAGGCCGTCGAACACCAGCGCGTTGGTGGAATTGTCGCTCGAGCCGAGCGAGGCCGCGGTCTGCGTGCCGGTTGCGTTCGCGGTGATCACCAGCGAATTGATCGTGGTGATCGCGCCGAGCACCTCCGAACCGGCCGCGCCCCAGAACCAGGCGTAACCGAGCGCGCCGGGGACCGCCGTCACGGCGGCGGCGATTGAGCCGGTGGTGCCGGATGCAATCGAAACGGTGGCGTTCGCCGACTTGCCCGCGGCACCGCCGCCGAACGTATCCGACGAACCGTCGGCATTGCTGCGCGTGATCGCCCCTTGGACACCGCCCGCGATGCTGCCGTTGACGACTCCGTCGAGCGTAAGCGCCGCGCAGATCACGCTGTAGGGACTCGCGGCCGCTGTGAGGCTGCCGCCGGTCGTCGACGGCACCAGCGTCGGCGTCGGCGTGGTGCCGAGCGCCACCGACGTGTCGCCGCCGAGAATCAACAGCTCCTCGCCCAACATGCAGGCTTCGAGCCCGACCTTGGCGCCGATCGCCTTCACATCGTCAAAGCCCATGCCGGCATATTGCGCCTCGAAATCGACCGAGGTTTCGATGCCGATGCCCTTGTAGGCGGCGCTGTAATCGGCCGTCGACACCGCCTGCACGCCGCCGCGATTGCCGCCGGACACGCCAATGCGCAGCCCCGTGGTGTTGATCCCGGTCACCGCGCGCCAGTTGGCCTGGATGCCGCCCTTGCCGGAGACGCGCGGGATCTCGTTGCGCAGCGGCGTGAGCAGCGGATAGACGAACTTGGCCCCTGTCTCGAGATCGTAATAGGTCAGGCCCGAGGTCGGCGAATTGGATTCCGAAAATGTGCTCTTGGCGAGCGGATCGCCCGGCAGCGGATTGGCGTGCGCCTTCTCGATCTCATGCAGGAAGCTCGATGCGTTCCTGAGCGCGGCGTTGTAGTCCTGCACCGAACGCGGCAGCGCCGATTTGGCGAGAACATGGGTGAGGTTTTGTTGATACATGAGTATGGTTCCGTTCCTGTGTGGTTGGTAATGTCAAAGTTCATCCGTCATTCCGGATTGCCGCGCAGCGGCAAGTCCGGAATCCATATTCGCTGACCTGTGGTTATGGATTCCGGGCTCGCGAGCTGTCGCTCGCGCCCCGGAATGACGATCGGAGAGCCGACCTATCCCTGCCGCGGACGAAAGCCCGGAATGGCGCGCATCGGCTGCGACTGCGCCTTGCGAATGGCGGCATCGGCCAGCGCTTCGAGCGCGCCTGGCCGATCGAGCAGCGCTTCCGGCTGCTGCGGGAAAATCGCGTCCTCGGTTTTCTCGGCGACGCGCACCGACGTGGTGCCGAGCGGTAGCGGCTGGTCCTCGATCCTCTTCAACCGCGCGCCGAAGTCGTCCATGCGAGTCTGCAAGCCGCCGAGCGCCTTGGCCAGAGTCTGCTGCAACGAGCGTTCGAGGCTCTTGGCCAGTTTTTCTGTCTCGCCGCCGCCGTCGAACGCGTCGCCATGCTCGCCGGCCTGCGGAGAAAATTCCGGTTGCGGCTCGACATTCGCTCCAGGGATATCCGCGCCGGGGCAGCAATCCGGATCGAGCGCAACGAGAAGATCGTGGCTTTGTTTGATGCGCGCCTTGTCGGCCTTGGAATGCCGCGCGCCGACTTTGCCGACTGCCTCGTCATTGCGAGAAGCCCCAACAGGGCGACGAAGCAATCCAGATTCGGATGCGTCAAACGCTGGATTGCTTCGCTCCACGCGCAATGACGCTTCGGAAAGCGGTTCCTGCCAATCGCCCGCCTTGAACTTGCGCAACTCGGTCGAGCCGTCGGCCTTGACCACCGCGAAGGTTGCTTCCGGAAGGCAGGGGTGGTCGACCAGCGAGACTTCCACCGGCTCGGCCGTGTAACGCATGAGCTTCGGCTCATCCGGATCCGGCCATCGCTTGAGATAACGGCCGCCCTGGGAAAAGCCAGTGTAAACGCCCTCCTCCACCTTGGCCCATTCGGCATCGTCGACCACCTTGCCGCAGATTTCGATACGCTTGTGCGCGTCATCGTAGGCAATATCGACGAGCTTGCCGGCGGCAATGTTTGAATGCATGGCGCGCAAATTGCCGAAGCTCTTGCCGTCGGTCGCGTCGGCGAATTTCTGCGACCATTTCTGATAAAGCGGCTTGGTCGAAGCGTAATCGCACACCTCGCCGGCGATATCCGGCGCCTCTGCGGTGACGACGCCATACACCAGTCGCCGCGCCGCATCGACCTTGGTGATCGGAATGAAGATATTCATGTCGTCCATCGGATGCTCCTCATGAATGGTCTGAAGCTGAGCGCACGCGTCGGCGGCCAGCGCACATTGCGCACCGACCGCTCGGGGGGCCGCTCGCATTGTTCGGTCGCTTGGGGCAACGGCCCGCGCTAGGTCGGGTCGGCCTCGTCCTCGTCCTCGTCGAGCCAGGCGAGTTCAAGGTCGGGGATGGCGAATTCTTCGGCGACCCCACCCCCATTCACCTCGAATCGGCACGTAGCCGATGGCGATCAGCACCCTCGGCCGGTCGGCGGCAGCGTTGGCGTAGGGGTCAAGCCCCAGCGCATCGCGCATTTCGTTGAGGGTGAGGGCGCCGAGTTTGACGCGGCCTTCGAGGACCGCCTCCATGCCCTTCGGGTCAGCTTCGTCTTCGTCGAGCCAGGCGAGTGCCAGGTCGGGGGAGGCAAATTCTTCAGCGATGATTTCGTCGATGAGGTCCTAGCCCGGTTACGATTGGTCTTGCGAGTTCCGCTGCTCCGTCTTTAGCCCAGACACGAAGCGTTCGTTGTCCTGGACCATTTCAAAGGCTTGCGCCGCGCTCAGCACCTGGCTGGCTTGGGGATCAAATACCACACCCGAAGTAGCGCGAGCATAAGCAGCCGCCGCCATGCAAGCCGCCTGCATCTGAGTGTGGTCGCCTTCCCAGAGCAACTCAATTGCGAATTTCCACTCATGACCGAATTGAATGTTGTCATAAGTTTCGATCAGTTCTCGCGGACTAACATGGAAGCATTCGAAACCTGTCGGCTCCGTGCGCAAGATTGACGGCAGGAAGCCCTTCATATCCGAAAATGACTCATGCTGGGATAATCGAAGCTCAAAACCTTCACTATCAATTGCCTCTTGCCATTCAGAGATCGAATTGAGCTGCATATCGGACAGCACGCAAATCTCCATCGACATTCAACTCCTCCATTGCCCCCCCAGCAAACGACAAACCTGCAAGCTGACTGCGGTATTTCAACACAACGCCGCGTTCTACGTTTATTTCAAATACATAGGTTCCGGGCGTCGTACCTGTCTTAGCTCGGAGTTCCCTTACTCTCCACGGCTCCAGCCGAGCATCTCCGGTTTTTAGATCGTAGATCGCAGTTATTGCGCCCGCAGCATCACGCAACAAGACATCGGTTCGTACGCTGCCCGGCGCTCCATAATAGGCGCCACCGAACGTTTGTTCGACTTGGACGCCTGGAAGCCCTTCAGCTTCCACGGCGGAAGCAAACTCCTTGTGAATCTTAGTACCATATTGCGTGGGCGAAAGGTCACCACTAGGTCCGGCTCTGTCGACAACGTCGTTGAGAAGAAGGAGGAGCGTCGTCGATGTCTTGTCAATCGTCGGGTTTCGTGTCGCCCAGAGCAGACCGGTGGCCCCAGCCCCCTGAACTGGATCGGTCTGGCTGGCATCCGTGCGATTACTCGTATCACGCACGGCATATTGCGGCCCCGACGCCACAACGTCTTGGGGTAAGGGGCCGGGTTGCTTGAATGAGTCGCCGTCTACCGTTCTACCTGACGCATCCAATGAGCCGCTTGGCGAGGAACCGCCGCCTTCGCTTGTCCATTGGCCGCCATCGGAATTTCCGGCCGGCACGCGAGGTTGGTCGGCATTGTAGGTTTTGACAACCAGTCTAGATTGAGCGCCTATGTCCGCTCGAACCTCTTTGGCTGGCGAATTGCCGTTCCCATTCGCATTCGCCTCGATCGGCACGTAACCAGTGGCGGTCAGCACCATCGCCCGGTCGGCGGCAGCGTTGGCGTACGGATCAAGCCCCAGCGCATCGCGCATTTCGTTAAGGGTGAGGGCGCCGAGTTTGACGCGGCCTTCGAGGACCGCCTCCATGCCCTTCGGGTCAGCTTCGTCTTCGTCGAGCCAGGCGAGTTCCAGGTCGGGGGAGGCGAATTCTTCGGCGATGATCTCGTCGATCAGGTCCTTGACCCACTCCTTGGTCGGCTCGAGACCCTCATCCTCCGCCTGCTGCGATTGGTTGTCGGCGGTGGCGCGGTTCATCACCTTGGTGGCCCATTGCGGCGGCACCGAAAAGGCGTAGCAGATGATACGGGCGAGCCATTCGTCGAAGTCGTCTTTGTGGGCGGGCTCTTTGGTCTGAACGACCTTGGCGGCGGCCTCGCCCGGCACGAACTTGGCGCGGCGGCGCTTGGCCAGATCGCCGGCGAACTCGATGTCCCAGTAGTCCTGGAATTGCTTGATCTGGTCGGGTGTCCACGACGTCGGGACGCCGATCAGGGCGTCGGGGATCGAGCCTTCGGAAAAATAGTCGAGCTGCCAGAGCTGGCGGCGCAGCGCGATGTTG